GGCCCCGCGCAGGTCGGCCCCGCGCAGGTTGGCCCCGCGCAGGTCGGCCCCTTCCAGGTCGGCCCCTTCCAGGTTGGCCCCGCGCAGGTCGGCCCCGCGCAGGTCGGCCCCGCGCAGGTTGGCCCCGCGCAGGTCGGCCCCTTCCAGGTCGGCCCCTTCCAGGTTGGCCCCGCGCAGGTTGGCCCCGCGCAGGTCGGCCCCGCGCAGGTTGGCCCCGTACAGGTTGGCCCCGTACAGGTCGGCCCCGCGCAGGTGGGCGCGCACCCCACCGTCTTCGCTGCGGAGCCATTTGCCGTGCAGTTCAATAATATTTTTCAGTTCGGTAGCGTTCATGCTTTGCGTCCTATGTTGGGTAGAATTACCGCCAGATGGCGGCGTAGCGGTTTTTCAATTGCGATGAACCAAATGTAGTGAACCCCATTTTATTTTGCAATAGCGAAACAGAAAATATTTTTACGCAATCGCGAAATAATTGCTTGACGTTTGTTTTTCGCACTTGCTACATTTTGACCGTCGGCAACAGAACAGGAGCGACGCGAAATGAAAGCCACCCCAATCACCCCCGGCAAGTTCTACCGTGTAACAGGCCAGGGCCTCGATATTACCGTCCACTGCTCGAACCCAGTGGACGCCGTACTGCACGGTTTATGTTGCCTGGCCGCATCCCGCTTTTAACCAACTGATAGTTAAGGAGTAACACCCATGTCGTTAGAACAAGCAATCCAAGAAAACACCGCAGCCATCCGCGAGTTGATCGCAGCCCTTGGCGCAGGCAACACTGGCAAGCCGGCTGCCGAAACCGCAGCGGTAGAAGAACCGAAGGCTGAAAAGCCGGCCAAGGAAAAAAAGCAATCGGCCCCTGCTGCTACGCCCGAGTCAAAGGCCGTCGATGTAGCTGCGGCGGATCCTGAGCCGGAAGCCCCCGCGCAGCAGGACGAAGCGCCGGCGGTGGTTTCATACGACGAATGCGCCGCGTCAATCACCAAGCTGGCCAAGGGTAAAGGCCGCTCCGCCGCAGTAGAAGTACTCGGCACGTTTGGGCTTAAAACGTTGCAAGACGCCAAGGACAAGCCGGAAGTACTGGCCAAGGTCAAGGCCGCTGCTGATACCGCGCTGGAGGGCTAAGCCATGCGCTCACGTTTAAGCTACAACGCACTGATGAGCTTAATGCTCTCAGCGATGCGGCACACAAGCCTGGGGGTTGGTAATCCCTTCGCGCAGCTTGGTGACTTGGGTTACCGCTCTCGCGGTAAAGGTGGAAAACGCGCGCACACTTTCAGCGGCGTGCGTAAGGCGCAACGCGCAGCGGCCAAGCGCCGTAACATTGCAAAGTGGGGAAGACAGTCATGACTGAAAGAGACGAAATGATCGCCCAGGAAAAGGAGCAAATGGCTAAGTGGGCTGCTGACCAGGAGGCCAAATGGAAACGCGAAAAGCTACAACAAGCGTTTGATGATGTGGTCAACGTGTTGTGCGCAGCTTTGGTGTTGGTAGTGGTGGGGGGTATTTTTTACGACATAACGTCCATCGTGATCGATATGTCCACCATCGCCCGTGCGGCGTCCGACAAGGCAGTTTGCCCCGTAGTGAGCCAAGTAACGAATGGAAAAGCCGATAACTTCGACTATGTTCTGGCCCCTAAGGCTTCGGACACAGTTAGCGGGGGTAACCGCTAATGGCAATCCACGCGATGTTAAGCCCGTCCAGCGCTGCGCGCTGGATGCCATGCCCGGGTAGCGTTGCGCTATCGCGGGATATCCCGAACACCAGTTCGAGTTTTGCGGATGAAGGCACCGCAGCGCATGAGCTGGCGGCCAAGTGCCTGCAGGACGGTAGCCGTACCCAGGACTGCATTGGCCTTGTTATTCCGGTTAACGGCACCGATTACGTCGTCGACGCCGATATGGCCGACTACGTGGGCGGTTACGTTAAGCGGGTCCGCGATCTGGTCGAATCGCTGGGCGGTGAACTGCTCGTCGAGCAGCGCATGGAAATCGGAGGTATTACCGGCGAGGAAGACGCCGCCGGCACCAGCGATGCGGTCATCCTGCTGGATGACGAGATCATCATCGTCGACTTGAAGTACGGCCAGGGCGTCGAAGTCAGCGCCGAGGATAACCCTCAGCTTCGCATCTACGCGTTGGCGGCGCTTGAGAAGTACGACATTCTCGGCACGGTCGAGCGTGTGCGCATGATCATCGACCAGCCGCGCAAGCACCACTATAGCGAAGATGTTGCCGGCATCATGGAGCTGCAATCGTTTAAGGCGCAGGTTCAGACGGCGGCTATGCGTTGCCAAGCGGCGCTGCGGTTTTACGACAACTACCAGGAGCTGCACGACAAGTACCTGACCCCGGGCGAAAAGCAATGCAAGTTCTGCCCCGCCAAGGCTACTTGCCCGAAACTGCGCGACGAGGTTACCACCGAGGTTTTCGGTACAGTAGCCTCCACGGTTGACGATTTCGAAGATCTGGGCGCCATACCCGATACGCTGACGGTAGCCACCGAGCAAGTTGAAGGAGGTTATGGCGGCGATATCGAACCGTGGTTGGGCGCGGCCATGTCGAAGGTCGGATTGGTCGAAGACTGGTGCAAGGCGATCCGCGCTGAGGTTGAGCGCCGACTGCTGGCCGGCACTGATATCCCCGGATTTAAACTGGTGGAAGGTCGCCGTGGCGCCCGTGCATGGTCAAACGTGGATGAAGTCGAGGCCACGCTCAAGGCGATGCGCCTGAAGGTCGAGCAGATGTACGACTTGAAACTCATAAGCCCGACGACCGCCGAGAAGCTGGCGAAGTCCGGCGCCATCGGCCCGCGCCAATGGCCGAAGTTGCAGGATATGATCACCCAAGCCGACGGCAAACCGTCAGTAGCTCCGGCTTCAGACAAGCGCCCCGCGCTCGTTGTCAAACCGGTAGCTGACGATTTCGACGACGTCAGCGACGACATGGGCGACTTGATATGACCGATGCGCATCAGAAGAAGTACCACGGAGCGCTGCCGCTTGAGGCTCAACGGATCCTGATGCGCGCAGCACAAACGCCGGTTACCGCTACAGACCCGCTGGCGAGAACCAAGGCAATTGAAAAAGCAACCCAGCGAGTCAAAACCCAATACCCTGAATTTTTCCAATCGGAGATTGAAAACCATGAAGATCAAACTGAATAACGTCCGCCTGTCATTCCCTGCGCTGTTCAAGGCCGAAGCGTTCAAGCCCGGCGATGACCCGCGCTTTAAGGCTACTTTCTTGATCCCCGAGGGCTCCGCACAGGCCAAGGAAGTAGAGAAGGCCGCTATCGCTGCCCTTGAAGAAAAGTTCCCGAAGAAAGGCGCCACCATCTACAAGCAGATTTTCGGCAACAACAACAAGTGCAACATCAGCGACGGCAATCTGGCCGAGTACGATGGCTATGCGGGCATGATCGCCGTCAGCGCGAAGTCCAAGACACGCCCCCTGGTGATCGACACCGACAAGACACCACTGGCCGAGGACGACGGCAAGCCATACGCCGGTTGCTACGTCAATGCCATCATCGAGTTCTTCGGGTACGACAACAGCGGCAAGGGCGTGAGCGCTACGCTCAAGGGCGTGCAGTTTGTCCGCGATGGCGATGCGTTCAGCGGTAGCGCTCCGGCCAGTGAAGATGAATTTGATGACCTGAGCGACGGCGTCGACGACAACGACGAGCTGGTGTAACAGCAACGCGCCCCGTTGTCGGGGCGCTTTATTCTAGCGGCTGCGGTAGCCGCCAGAATAAAGCGAAACGCGATAAGGATAATAACATGGCCCAATCCATCCTCGACATTGACCTGGAAACCTATAGCGAAGTGCCAATTGCCAACGGCACACACCGCTACGCGGAGAAAGCTGAGATCATGCTTACCGCCTGGGGCATCGACGGCGGCCCCGTGTCCGTAGTCGACGAGGCCAACGGGCAGAAGCGCCCCGCCGAGCTGCGCGAAGCGCTGGCAGATCCGCACGTTCTGGTGCGGGCGCACAACAGTTTCTTCGACCGCACCGTGCTGAACTACACCGGCACGCGTATAGCTCTGCCCCGTTGGCGCGATACCATGGTGCAAGCGCTCGCGCATTCTCTGCCCGGTTCCCTTGGGCTGCTGTGCGATATCCTTGGCGTGGATGCCGACAAGGCTAAGGACAAAGAGGGCCGAGCGCTGCTAATGCTCTTTTGCAAACCGAGACCAAAGTCCATGAAGCTGCGCCGCGCTACCAAGCAGACGCACCCCGCCGACTGGGATCAGTTCATCCACTATGCGGGCAACGATATCCACGCCATGCGCGAAGTCGCCAAGAAACTGCCGGCGTGGAACTACCAGGGCGACGAGCTGGCATTGTGGCACCTGGACCAGACTATCAACGATCGCGGCTTTGCCGTTGATATGGATCTCGTCCACGGGGCAATCCGCGCGGTAGACCGCGCGCAGAAGATGCTGGCCTCCCGCACTCAAGAATTGACCGACGGCGGAGTGCGCGCGGCCACCCAGCGCGACGCCATGCTGGCCCACATGCTGTCGGAGTACGGCGTGGCGCTGCCGGACATGACCAAGAGCACCCTTGAGCGCCGAATCAATGACGAGTCTCTGCCGGCGCCGCTGCGCGAGTTGCTGGCGGTGCGCCTCGACTCCTGCACCACGTCCACCAGCAAATATAAAACCCTGCTCAAAGCCACCAGCGCCGACGGTCGTCTGCGCGGTACGCTGCAGTTCGACGGCGCAAGCCGCACCGGACGCTGGGCGGGGCGCATGTTCCAACCACAGAACCTGCCGCGCCCTACACTCAAGCAGAAGGATATCGACTTAGGCATCGAGGCGATGAAAGCCGATTGCGAGGACTTAATCGCCCCCAATGTGATGGCGCTGACCAGCTCCTGCATTCGGGGGGCTATCGTCGCCCCCGATGGCAAGAAGCTGGTGGTCGCTGACTTGTCAAACATCGAAGGCCGGATGCTCGCATGGCTGGCGGGCGAAGAGTGGAAGCTGCAGGCGTTCCGCGATTTCGATGCGGGACACGGACACGACCTCTATGCACTGGCCTATGCCAAAGCGTTCGGTATCACTGCCGAGCTGGTTATGGAAAACAAGAAAACAGGCGACGGGTCGATGCGCCAGATCGGTAAGGTCATGGAGCTGGCGCTTGGCTACGAGGGTGGCGTTGGCGCGTTTATCACGTTTGCTGCGGCCTACGGCATTGATCTGGAAGCGCTGGCCGATCAGGCATTCGACGGCATCCCCGCCGATATCATGGCCGAGGCCAAGGACTTCCTGGCGTGGACCCGCAAGCAAAAGCGCAGCACCTACGGCCTGAGCGATAAAGCCTTCTTGGTCTGTGAATCCTTCAAGAGACTCTGGCGCTATGCGCACCCGAACATTGCCGCGTTTTGGAAAGCGCTGGGCGACGGCGTGCGCAAGGCCATCCAGCAACCCGGCGTAGTGGTCGAAGTGCGGATGCTCAAGATCCAGCGCAAAGGCGCATGGCTTCGTATCCGTCTGCCCTCTGGTCGATTCCTCTGCTACCCGAGCCCGAAGGTCGAAGCGGGTGGGCAAATTACCTATATGGGCGTCAACCAGTACAGCCGCAAGTGGGAGAGGCTCAAGACGTATTCAGGCAAGCTAGCGGAAAATTGCATCGCCGGGGGGACTCCGGTGCTCACCGGGCGCGGATGGGTTCCTATAGAGCTAGTATCCGCCTTGGATATGGTATGGGACGGTGTGGAGTGGGTGATACATAACGGTGTGGTTTACAAAGGTAATCTAGGTGTTATGCTAGCTTACGGGGTTTATATGACCCCGGACCATAAAGTGCTGACCACCGAGGGCTGGAAAGATGCATCACAGAGCGAAAGACATAACAGGGCTGCGTGTAGGGTACCTGACGGCTGTCAGATACATGGGTTCGGACGGGAAGAAATCGTTGTGGGAAGTCCGCTGCGATTGTGGGGTTCTCAAGCTAATGGATCCCTCCGACCTGAAGAAGCAAAAGGCGCGGGGGATAGTAGCATCGTGCGGTTGCATGCGCCGGGCGAGCATAGCCAAAAGACGAACCACGCACGGGATGAGCAAGCACCCGGCATTCGCTGTTTGGCGCTCTATGCTGGCTCGATGCGAAAGGCCCTCACATCAAGCATGGAAGAATTATGGCGGGCGCGGGATTTCTGTCTGCGAGCGCTGGCACCAGTTCGAGGACTTCTGGGCGGATATGGGACCCTCGTATCGTGCGGGGCTATCGTTGGAAAGAGTGGACAACTCGCGTGGTTATTCTCCGGAAAATTGCGAATGGGTTACCCCGAAAGCGCAAGCGGCAAACACCCGAAAAACGGTGATATTGCAAACTCCGGACGGCCCGATGCCCTTGGGCGTAGCCGCAGATCACTACGGGGTGAAGCGTTCGACGTTGGCGTACCGACTGGACCACGGTTGGCCCCTTCTGAAAGCGTTAAACCTGTGTTCGACCTAGTGAACTGCGGCCCCCGCAATCGGTTTGTGGTCCTAGGGGCGGAGGGTCCGATTATCGTGCATAACTGCACCCAGGCAGCCGCCCGCGATATTATCGGCGGCAACATGCCCTCCGTCGAAGCGGCAGGCTATCAGATATTGTTGACGGTGCACGATGAAGATATTACCGAAGCGCCCGATACCGACGACTACAGCGCCGACCACTTGGCCGCGCTGATGGCTACTAACCCGAGCTGGTGCCCGGATCTGCCGCTTGCCGCAGCAGGTTTCGAGGCTTACCGATACAAAAAGGACTGATGAAATGGCTAACGATATGACAAAAGATGTTTTCGCCGAATTTAGTTTCGGCAAAGCTGCGCTGAAACGCATGGAAAAGAAGGGACCACTTCCCGCCAATTTTAGGCTGTACGATGCTGAAAACCTGGGTAACGGTAACGGAATGCGTGTAACGGGCGCGGAGTTTCGAGAGGCAGCAAGCGGTCCCTTTAAAGGCAAGCTATCCATCAAGATGAAAGGTACCGAGCGCATCGCGTACGTTTCGGTGCGAGAGATAGAGGAGGCAGAATAAAATGGCCCAAGAAGCGAAGATTGAAAAGT